CCTCAATCCCATGCCTGTTTAATTCCTTTATTCTATAAACCTGAAGAGGTCTCGGCTTCTTACCAGGCCTCTTTACCTCGTAAAATACTGCGTCTGAGTCTCTTGGTATCGCAACAAGGTCAGGTATCCCTGGCTTGTTTGTCACCGAAAGCTTTATGACGTAGTATCCATCATCCTCAAGTTTCTTTATCAGCTTTGCCTGTATCTTCTGCTCGGTCATAACTTTGAACCAAATATAAACAAACTACAAACAAAAAACAAAAAGTTTAAACATCTTTTTCACAATCGTCAAAATTCATCTCTATCTGGTTAAGGCTCATGTCCTCGTAATAACTTACGCTTGACATAAGACACCTCTTCTCATGGTTGAGCCTGCTTAGTTGTATATTTATATCTACGATCTCTTCCCTTAGTCCGTGTATCTTTTCTTCAATCTCCTTGTCCGTCATAATCCTTTTTAAATATATTTGTAGTGTAACTCTTCTTCCTCTTTACCGCCTTGTATATCTTGTCCTCTATGCCTCCCTCGCTAAATATCCAGAAGACCTTATTGAATGTCCTGTCCATCGTGGTCATCCTGTCTCTGGCCTGCCAGTAGCTGACGGCAGAGAAGTCTATGTTGTAGAATACTAAGTACTTTGCATTCCTCAGAGATATTCCCTCACGTCCTGAAACAATCTGCAGAGCGATCGACTGATCTGTAGAATTAAATTCATCCAGGTCTGTCGTCAGGCTGTCACCAAATACAGACTGAAGGCACTTAAGTTCCTCCTTGAACTTGTAAAATATTCCAATCTTTGTGCCCTTGAACCTGTCACGTATAAACATGGCCTTGCTCTTGTCTATGGTCATGCTATTGCCAGACTCAAACTTTACAGTTCCGCTGTAAAGCTGATGAAGTTTCTGCATCAACTTTGCTGGTGTCTCGCCAAGTATTACCTCCTTATCTCCCTCCACAACCAGATCTTTAGACAGCTTGTCGCATATTGCGTATGTCCTGTCCAGCATCCTTACATACAGGGTCTCCTCCTCTATATCTGTAGAGAATCCCGCCTCCTTCTGCGTGTATGAGATCATGTATGGAGATACCGAAGACATTATCTTTCTCTCTATACCTCTTGAGTAGTCATTAACCATGAAGCTGTTTATCTTCTTCTGGAATACATTTACATAGTCCTGTGCCCATGCATAGAAGTTCTTGTAAAACCTAAACGGATTGTCTGGGTGTACATAGAACTGGTGATATATCTGGCTATAACTCTCAGGAGTTATGGTTCCAGTCATGAGTATCAGCTTGGCACCATTCATTGATAGCATCTTTCTGATCTGTCTTGTGCGTATACTTGGCTTTGGGAATGATGACATGGTGTGTGACTCGTCACATATAACCACGTCAAACATGACGTCCTCAAGCTTGTGTATGGACTCATAGTTTATGATCGTGATATCAAAACCAGGCGACATAGTGTCGTAGTCTGACTGTATGGAGGATATAGCCTTCTTCTTTGTAAGAAACAAAACCTTGGTAGCCCCGACAAGACTACACACCTCAAGAGATGTGTATGTCTTACCAAGGCGTACCTCCATCGCAAGGCATAGTATATTGAGTCTGCTTAATATGTCGGCACCCCTCCTAGAGATGTCGACCTGATATTCTCTTAGCTTCATACCTTAAAAGTTTAATTTAACCTGCTCTTCCTCCTTCTTGATGAACTCTACAAATTTACCCTGAGATCTCCTTGTTACTACAGGCTTATCCTCGTACTTAAACTGTCCATAGCTATCTAGCCATCTGTAGAACCTGCTGTGTGAAAGCTTAAACTTACCATAGGGGCCGTAGTCTGGGTACTCCTCTATAAAGTTGTTGAACATCTCCATGCCAAGGCTTGACCTCTCAAGCTCTGTGTATGGATTGTCATCGCTGTCTGACCATTCCCAGAAGTCTGAGCATGTCTCTGCGATAAACTTACGCACCTTTAGATTCCTGAACTCACAGACCATCAGTCCGTTCTTTAGATATACCTGCAGGTTGTCGATCATGTAGTTGTCAAACCTAGACCACTCCATATCGCTCCACTCACTGAATAGCATGTGACCGAAGTCACTCTCAGGGGTGAAGCTCTTGGTGTAGTACTGCTTAAACTCAAGGTCCCACTTACGTCTCTCGAAGCTATTTCCTGCCCCTTTTATTGCGTAGTTTGTAGTTATCACAATCTTCGGAGAGTATTCGAATGGTATATGTATCTCGTCCTTGTTCTTCTTCTCAAGCGTTATACCCTCAGTAATAACTGAAAACAACCTCTCGAAGTCAAAGTTCTTAGCTACATCGTCAAAGACAAGCGTCTGCGTGTCTACCTGTACCCTCTGGTACGGGAAAGACTTCTGAAATGAGAATCCCTTCCCATCTATGATAACCATCTTCTTGATGTGGCTTATTGACTTGACAAATATACCCTTACCAGTACCACCCTCAGGATTGTCAGATATAATCTCGTCATTAAGTATTACTGCAGGACAGTAGCTGGCTGGCTTGTGTGAGTGTAATAGGTATCCAAGTGTTGACTCCATAGACCTAGTGCTGTCATCCCTGTCTCCAGATATGTTCTTGATAAAGAACCTGAACTCAGAGTCCTGAAATTCTGATTTGACAAAGTCTCTGTCGATCTTCTGCTTCTCCCATACATGACCGTTTAGGTTCCTGTATGAAATAACCTCAACATCCTCTCTAGTCACCTTAACGGCACAGTTCTTGTAGTAAAGGTAAGCCTCGTCGCTGGTGTCTACCATGAAGTTTGGCTCTATCCTTGAGACGTAGTTTAGGAATGTCTCCTGAAAGAACTTTGTATTGAGTGCGAAGAAGTTGTATACAGACATATCGTTGATTCCAAGAAGATAGTCAAGAACGAAGTCCTTTATCATGTCCTCATTGACGTCAGATATTGTGTTGTCTATGATCCTCACAAAAACGAAGTTGTTGCTACCGACTGGATAGTACTTATAGAAACCATTGTCCTGAAGAAACAATCTAAAAAGATGAGGGACCAGGTCTATCTTTCCCCTGCTACTCTTTGTCCAAAATTCCGTCATGTCTACAGACCTAGCGACCTCCTCGACATCGACGTCCTCATTGCTCTTCTTGATTACATCTATAGATACACCGTTCTTTATACTGGTGACTATGTCTGCCGTCTTGTCTATGTCCTCGTAAAACTTAGATCCATGTGCCGACGTGTTCTTGTATGCACTGCTTACTATTAAAGGTATCTCTGAAGACATATCTCCAGATGAGTCGTAAGAGTTTAATGTTGACAGGGCGTCATCCTTAGACACACCGAAGTCGTTTAGTGCTGATGCTAGGATGAATAGGTTATTATTCCTCTGACCCTGGATCATTCCGTAGCTCTTATTCCACCAAAGAGATAACCTTCTAACGATCTCATTTGAGTCGGATATCTTTATGGTTGCCTTTATCTTTGTCTTTATTTCAACATCCTTCTCCATCTCTTCCCATACGGAAGATAGTTCATTGATAAATATATCAGGATCGTAGCTCTCGTAACATACCCTAGATATGTTCTTGCACGAGGTGTCAAACTGCTCGCATGCGTAATGCTTCTCAAGTGCCTTGAAGTACTTCTTGTGGTTTTTTGGATCTTTTGGTACCCTTACGAGAACCTTTACTCCATCTCCAGATGGTGATGTAAAAAGGCAGTACGTGAACTCGTCCTCAATAAGTTCCATTCGTTTAGCATGAAGGTGTTGATCATCCCTAAATCCATCGAAGTCAAGGCACATTATACCGCTGTGCTCAATTATGGCACTGTCAAGCCTCTTTGAAAAGGTTCCAGAGAAGCAGATAGCAGGTAGTTTTTTCTTCAACTTGTTCCTGCTATCCTTGTCCTTCTCTAACCTAGCCTGACTTATAAGATCCTTTGACGCACCACTCTTGATCCTGTCTATAGCCTTGCTTATATCAAGGTGGTACGGAGTGTCTGTGTCGTTTATTGTTTTAAAGTAAGTTATCATGTGATTAAATTTTATTGGTCAAGAAATAGCACCGACTACCATACAGTCGATGCTTTAAGTTTTTACTGAGTATGGTCAGCTAACCAACAGAACTCTAACTGCTTTTCATCATGAAAACATAATGTTAGAATGGCATATCGTCCTCTTTGGATTCCTGTACTAAATTATTAGTAGATGTCTCCTTTACATCGATCCTCCAGGCCTCAAGTGTGTTGAAGTATTTTGTGTCTCCCTGTGGTGAGGTCCATTCACGTCCTCTTAAATTAAAGCAAACCTCAACCTCCTGGCCCTCGCCAATCTGGTCTATAAGATCCACCTTGTCCTGAACACACTGAAAGCTTACGAGCTGAGGATACTTCTCCTGCATGTCGTTCACCACGAATGTTCTCTTTCTGAACTTGTCGTTCACTTGTTCTGTGTCGAAGACCTTTTCAACGACACCTGTCATTTTAAATTGATTACTCATTTTATTTGTTTTTGGATTTTAAAAAATTTACATATTCATCGGCATACCTCTCGGCAGCCTCTAGACGCATGTCCATCTTATTGATGTCATCGTCAGTCAGCTCGATCTTTACAATCGTTGCACGCAGGCTGTCTGCGAGTTCGTCCATGTAGTGTAGACTGTCGTCCTCATTGTCTGGTATCAACTCCTCTGGAGTATTTACAAGCATGTACGCGATCTCTCCCTCTCTCCACTGCTCTCCAGTCTTCTTACTTAGCATGTACAGGTACATCTTTACCTGCCACTCATAGACCGCCTTCTTAGGAGGCCTTGCTGGGAAGGTCTTCTTGGACCATGGCGACTTTATGTCGATCACCTTTCTTCTTTCACAATCCACAATGTCTGGATGACCTGACATGCAGCCGTGAGATAACGAGTAGTGATCGTCAAACTCAAGTAGTTTGTGATGGTTTGTGAAGAATATCCTGTTGTATAGCTCTATCGACTCGTCCTCCACATTAGTTCCCTTTATAGTCTCCTTTGTAGAGAATGATGTCTTGAAGTCATACATCTGCTCATCTATCGACTGCTCGATTAGTGTCTTCGCACCCTCTGGTAGTTCTACTGGTGCGTCACGCTTTTCTATCAAGTCGTCACGCTGTATGGCCTGCTTCTCGGTTAGACTTATCTTACTCATAAGTATATTTAGCGTCTCTTCCTGCTTCTCTGTAAGTCCGTCACGCCCAGTGAATAGGGCGGAACAGCTACTTGCTCTTAGTCTCAACATCTTTCAGATCTTTAAGTTGTTCCTTACTCAGTTCGTATGTCGCAGATATCTTACTGATGGTGGTGCGACCACTCTCTAAAGCGTTTTTAGCCTTGTCCATCATCTCACTCGTAAGCGTCTGCTTGGTCTTCTTAGGCAGAGGCCTGGTAGAGAAACGCAGTGCGTCCACCATTCCCTGAGGCGATTGAACCTTTTCAGTTCCGAGGACTATCTGCTTACCAACGTACTCCTTGTAGTCAAACGTCCCGAAGAACTTCTCAAGTCTCTTAAAGTTTGATCTGTTGCATACCATCGGCTTGTCGAACTCCTTCATGATCAGGAAGACCTTGTCCTCCTTCCCCATCTGTCCGACGAATACGTCTTGGTATATCTTCTCGATTGTTACTGTCTTTGGCTCATACTTTCCGTTAACTTCCAAGTCCCATGAGCCTAGGTACTTGTTGTCTTTCATTAAATTTCTCCAGTGCATATTAAATTAAATTAGGGTTTACAATATTAATAAATTTTTGTTAATCTGTTACGACATTTGTTGATTTTTTTTTGAATTATTTTTCTTCTGTCGTTCAGTACATCCATAAACTTGTCGTTGTTGTTCGATATGGCAATGCGTATTAAGTCATTGACCTTCAGTAGTTTATCTTGGTGTACCTTTATATTTAGATGC